AAGCCTGTTCCGGTGGAAGCCGGAAATCAACGCCGCAGCTTGGAAAGCAGCCAAGCCGGAAATAACGAAACCGTTACTTGACGCAATCACGGCTACACCGGGCCGTCCTTCTTTCACCATCACATATAAGGATTAATTGACATGGCTTTTCTCGATGAAACCTTTGTAGCCGACGATCTCCCACAGTCCGACCGCAGCTATGATCTGCTGCCCGAGGGCTGGTATGATGCCACGATCAGCAAGGCCGAAGTCGGCAACACCAAAGCTGGCACCGGCACCAAAATCGATGTGCGCTATGACATCACCGGCCCGACGCAGCAGGGGCGGGTGATCTTTGCCAGCCTCAACATCCGCAACCCGAATCCCGAAGCCGAGCGCATTGGCCGCGAACAGCTTGGCGAACTGATGCGGGCTATTGGCCTGACCAAAGTTCAGGACTCCGACGAACTGATCGGCGGACAGGTCTGCATCAAGGTCAAGATCAAGAAGGCAAGCGCCAAGGACATCGCTGCCGGTTACACGCAAGACCGCAACGAAGTGGCAGGCTGGAAGGCGATCAGCGGATCAATGGCCGCAATGCCGAAGGCTGCAATGCCGAAGGCCACCGCAGCATCGTCTGGGCCATCCAGCGCAAGTGCCAAGCCGCCTTGGGCTAAGTAAGCGAGTATTCCCCCCGGCCCACTGGGGACCTAGGCCGGGGGGATGCCTCAACCACTGCAACGGGAGACTGAGCAATGAAATTGCCCGAGCCGATGAATACCATAACAAACCTGATCGACCAATACCACAAAACGCAAAGCGAGCGCCCGCGCCCACACATGGGTTGCAGCGCACTCGGCCACCCTTGCGACCGCTGGTTGTGGCTGAACTTTCGCTGGGCTGTAGTCGAAGAGTTCGAGGGACGCATCCTTCGCCTGTTTCGCCGTGGCCAGAACGAGGAAGAGATCATCGTGCGCGATCTGCGCAATGTCGGCATTGATATTCGCTCAAGCCAAGCACGGGTGAACTTCGGCAGTCACGTTTCCGGTAGCCTCGACGGCATCGTTGAGAGCGGGATTCCGGAAGCGCCAACCAAACGCCACGTTGCCGAGTTCAAGACGCATTCGAAGAAGTCCTTCGACGATATGGTGAAACACGGCGTCGAGAAATCCAAGCCGATGCACTACGTCCAAATGCAGGTTTACATGCACGGCACCGGCATCGACCGTGCGCTTTATGTGGCGGTCTGCAAAGATGATGACCGGCTGCATATCGAGCGCATCAAATACGACCCTGACGTTGCCACCAGAGCGGTTGCGCGCGGCCAGCGCATCGCACTAGCGGATCGTATGCCAGAGCCTCTCAGCGCCGATCCTAGCTGGTATCAATGCCGTTTCTGCGCCGCACATTCGTTTTGCCACAAAGCCGCACCAACTAAACAGGCCAACTGCCGCACCTGTGCGCACAGCACAGCATTGGCCAACTCCACTTGGCGCTGCGAACGGCACAACGCCGACAACATCCCGGTGGATTTTCAGCACACCGGCTGCGACGATCACATCATACATCTCGATCTGGTGCCGTGGCCAATGATCCCGAGCGATGACGGGTTGTCCGTCATGTGGAAGATCGGCGACCGTGTGATTGAGAATGGAGCCAACGGCTACAAAAGCCGCGAGATACTGGCGAACCCAGACGTTTGCGGCACCGATGAGGTCGAAGGAATAAAGCGGATATTCCCTGACGCGGAAGTGGTGGGATAGCTTGCGCGGTGCCTTCATAAAGATTATGAAAATCTACGTTTTGGAGTAAAAGCAATGGCGAATGCTATTTCTCACAATGAAAAATATTCTAATTTGCCAGCTACGGCATCTGGCGCGCTTTACCTCGGATCATTGTATTATTTTACAGGAAAGCCGTGTTTCAAAAACCATATTGGGTTGCGATATGCGAGTTCTGGAAACTGTGTTTCTTGCATAGAAGAAAAACGAGGCGTTTTTTTTGATACTGAAAAAACCAGATTTTCCCCTGAAAATGTAATATTAGCCATAAATGCTATGGCCGATGGCCATCTCAAATATACATCACAAAGCCCTTGCCCCAAAGGTCACTTTGAGCGTTTCACTTCTTCAAATAATTGCGTCCAATGCAATTTAGAAATAAAAATCAATAGAAAAGAAAAATTAAGATGGAACAGAATGCATAAACTTTATGGCGTGTCCAGAAGTAGTTTTGAAACAATGCTAAAAATGCAATGTGAGCAATGCTCCATTTGCGAAACAAAATTAAATCAAAAAAATACACACATTGATCATTGCCATAAAAGCGGCAAAGTTCGCTCTTTGCTTTGCAGTCGATGCAATCAAGCAATTGGCTTAATTGATGAAAGTATCGAGCGATTGGAAAAAATTAAGCAATATTTCCAGAGGCATAATCATGCTTCGTGATTATCAACGCCGAGCGATAGACCAACTTTATGACTGGTTCTCATCTGGCAACGAAGGAAATCCATGCTTAGTTCTTCCTACTGGTGCCGGAAAAAGTCATGTTGTAGCCACAATCTGCAAAGAGGCTTTGCAAAGCTGGCCGGAAACGCGCGTTCTTGTGCTTACGCACGTTAAAGAGATTCTGGTTCAAAATGCCGCCAAGATGCGAGAGCATTGGCCTAACGCACCGATGGGGATTTATTCCGCCGGGCTGGGCCGCAAGGTTTTGGGCGAGCCGATCACGTTCGCCGGAATCCAATCGGTGCGGACAAAGGCGCAACAGATCGGCCATGTTGATTTGGTCATCATCGATGAATGCCATCTTGTCAGCCACAGAGACGAGGGCGGCTACAGGGTGCTGCTGGCCGATCTGCTCGCCATCAACCCGGCGCTGCGTGTTGTGGGCCTGACGGCCACGCCATACCGGCTGGGGCATGGGCTAATCACCGACGCGCCTGCGCTGTTTCATGCGCTGATCGAGCCGGTCTCAATCGAGGAACTGATCTACAAAGGTCACCTCTCAACGCTCCGCAGCAAGCAGTGTCAAACATCATTTGACACAAGCGGCGTTCACAAACGCGGCGGGGAGTTTATCGACAGCGAGTTACAGGCGGCAGTTGATACCGAAGATAACAATCTAGCCGTTGTCAAGGAAGTGATAGCGCGGGCTGGCGACCGTAAAGCATGGTTGTTTTTTTGTGCTGGCGTCCACCATGCCGAGGCAATCGCGGCGCTACTGGGTCAATATGGAATCGCGGCAGCTTGCGTAACAGGCGCAACACCGAAGGCAGAGCGCGACAGGATTTTGACGGACTTTAAGTGCGGGAAAATCCGCGCGCTCACAAACGCCAACGTGCTTACGACCGGCTTCGACTATCCCGACATCGACCTGATTGCCATGCTGCGCCCAACGATGAGTCCTAGCCTGTATGTGCAAATGGCTGGGCGCGGGATGCGGGTAAAGAGTCACACCGATCATTGCCTCGTTCTCGACTTCGCCGGGGTCGTGGCAACGCATGGCCCGATCACGGCTATCGAACCTAGAAAGCGCCGGGGCGAAGGCAATGGCGAAGCGCCGATCAAGGTGTGCGATGCCTGCAATGAGTTGGTGCATATCAGCGCCAAGGTCTGCCCGACTTGTGGCGAGGCGTTCCCGGCACCAGAGCCAGTGGAGTTGACGCTGCATCATGATGACATCATGGGCGTCGAAGCGGCAGAGATGACCGTGCAAAGCTGGCAATGGAGGCGGCACACCAGCCGCGCCAGTGGCAAGGATATGCTGTTGGTGTCCTATTATGGTGGCCTGAGCGATCCGGCGGTGTCGGAGTATTTCCCGGTGACGCACGATGGCTATGCTGGGCAAAAGGCGCTGGCGGCAGTGGCTGATATTGCACAAAGTGGCGGAGTGGCGTTTAGTGGGGCCATCACGCTTGACGATTGGGCCGACAGGCTCAACGCTGGCGCGATACCCGCGACGATCAATTACCGCCGCGATGGGAAGTTTTATCGGGTGCTTAGGAGGGAATGGGCATGAGACCAGACAAGCCAGATTTTCTGATCGAATATGAAAAATGGGTGCGCGCCGGGCCACCGCAATGCTGCCACACTTGCGATCATTTTGGTGGTCGTGGCGAGTGTTTTATTTTCGACACGCACCCGCCGGTTGAGTTCACCAACAGCCAAGGGGAGTGCAAGGCGTGGTCATACGAAGTCCCGTTCTGAAGGCCGCGCTCCCGACCGAGCATGAAGAGCAGCGCGATCTGGTGCGCTGGTTCCGTCGCAAATATGGGCCTGTGCGGATATTCGCCATCCCGAATGGCGGCTATCGCTCCATGACTGCCGCCGCCAAGTTCAAAGCCGAAGGCGTTAGCGCTGGCATCCCCGATCTGTTCGTTCCAGCTTGGCGGCTATGGGTCGAGATGAAGCGCCAGAAAGGCGGTTGTATCTCGCCAGAGCAAGTTGATTGGATCGAATATCTGGAGAGTGTCGGCTACACCTGTCTCGTCTGCCCCGGCTCCGAGAATGCGCAAGCCCAGATCGACGCATTCGCTGCCACGATAAAATAATGCGCTTTGTGCATTTTTGCTATTTACAAGGTGCGAGAGTGATAATAATGGTGCTTCAACAGCAACAGGAGACACCGACATGAACAGCATCGACATTATCGCCGGATACAACGCCCTGCGCGCCGAATACGCCGACTACGCGGCTGAGGCTTGCGCCTGCGGCCATGAGGCCGAGAGCTTCGAACATTGGGCCGGGATAACCAGCCCAAGGGCCGACGCTGAGGCCCGCATGATCGACATCGATAGCCAGTATTATCATTGCGATTAACCCCACCAACTGGGAGACACACCATGGGCAAAAGAGAACGCACCACCGAACTGAAAAAACAGATTAATCCGATCAAGTCCGAATTGCTGAGGATACTGGGCGCGATGGAACGCGAAGGTTTGGCGCGTGACGCGAACATATTGGGCAACATCATTGCTCGCCTTGAAGATTGGCAGCACCGCTAATCTTTGCCTTACCAACGCAGGAGACACCGACATGACCCGCAGATATATCACAGTCTCCGCGCTGATCGAGCGTGACCACCGCAATCGCCGCCTAGCCCGCGTAGCCGCCACCGTGGCAGGCGCTGGCCTTGCGCTGGCTATCCTCGCCCTGCCGATCGGTTGGATGCTGACATGGTAGACCCCAACCGCAACGGAAAGCGCCACCTAGGCTTCTGGCCGTCCATCGTAATCATGGCGCTGGCCATCATCGTCGCGCTGGCACCGTGGCTGATGCCGCTGATGCAATACAGATAAGGAGATAGACCGATGACTGACTTGGATAAGCTGAAAGATCACATGGA